GAAACCGAACTCCGTGTTTCTACAGCCGACAATGACATCAACGCTTTGAAGAACAATGGTTCTATCCCTGAAGGCTATTGCATTAACCACTACTTGACAGACACCAATGCTTGGTTCCTGTTGACTGATGTGCCTAATGGTTTAAAGCACTTCATCCGCACTCCCATGTCTACTGGCATGGACGGTGACTTTGACACAGGTAACGTTCGTTACAAAGCCCGTGAGCGTTACAGCTTCGGCGTGTCAGATCCTTTGGGCGTGTTCGGTTCACCCGGCGCTTAATAGGCATCAAAAAAAAGGGGAGCTTCGGCTCCCTTTTTTGTTGCATTGGTTTAAACGTAGTGGTATAAATACACATCCGGGGTTTTCCGGTGCATTAGACAGTCCCGGCTGACGACATACAGACTAATGCACTTAACTTGTATGTAAGGAAAAATCATGGCATTGACCACATTCTCCGGCCCAGTCAAATCGTTAAACGGTTTTATCGGCGGCACAGCAACCTCCCCCATTGCAGTAACAACTGCTGGCAATATTTCTGAATCTTACGCTACGACATCTGCCACCACTGGCGATACACGTTTGTCGTATAACCGGTTGACTTTTACCTCTACAGGTTCAGGCGAAACATTTCGTGCTTTGACCCGAGTAACGGGTGCTAACGGCGCTACAGGCGGCACAATCAACGGTGCTCATATCTCTACTTCAATTAACACAGGCGGCACGATCTCTGGTGCGGCTAACGCAATCCGTGCAACCATTGGTGCTGCTGTTGCCGCCCCCGGCGGTACATTGGCTGCTTTGCAGTTGGATACTGACTTTGCTTCTGGCACAACTCTTGGTGCTGAAAGTGCTTTTATCCGCGTAACTGACTCGGGTGCTGGCACAGGCAAGATGACTCGCTTGATGAACGTTAGTACAGGTACAGGCTTGTTCACTGCGGCTACTAGCTCAAGCACTTTGGCTGGCGGTCTTAGAGTTCGTATTGCCGGTGCTGATTACTTTTTGGTTGTTGCTAGCGCAGTAGCCTAATGCAGATCACCAAGGAATTCTTGGAGTCTGAGATTCGTGAACTTGAGACTGAAGCGCAGAAGGCCCAAACCTTTTTGATTCAGGCTCAAGCCACAATCCAAGCGTACAAGATGCTTATAAACAGGTTAGACGCACCAGAACCGGAGCAACAACATGACGATGCAATATGACGTAAAACAAGGACATTTAAACCAAAGCGGTTTTTTTGTGCTTGGGCGCAACCGTGTAAAAGGCGTTTCTTTTTACGGCGGTAGCGGAACTTTGGTTTTGTTTGATACGACTACAGCCCCAGTAACTTCAAGCGTAACTTATGGTCGTAACAGCACAACCGTAACAATTGCAAAAACTGCGCATGGGTTAACAACCGGCACTGTTGTTGGTATTCACTTTGACAGTGGCTCAGGTGGTGCTGCCACTGATGGAAATTACGCCATCACTGTAACAACCGCAGATGCGTTTACGATCACAGACATCAATACTGGGAATATCACAGGTTCTCCAGCAGCCGTTTATGTCAGTGGCGCAAATCGTTGGCTGATGACCTACGAAACGCACTCATCAGACGAGTTCCAAAACGCCCCCATTATTCCCGGTGAAGGCGTGTTGGCGGTCAATGGGATTTATGCCTACATGAGCGCAATTGACGCGGCGCAGATTTATTATGGCTAAATCACCAGCATGGCAGAGGAAAGAAGGCAAGTCCGAGAAGGGCGGCTTGAACGCCAAGGGTCGGGCCTCCGCGAAAGCGCAAGGTATGAACTTGAAACCTCCCCAGCCGGAAGGCGGCTCACGGCGCGACTCCTTTTGTGCAAGGATGAGTGGCATGAAGAAAAAACTAACTTCTGCCAAAACCGCCAACGACCCAGACTCACGGATCAACAAAGCTCTTAGAGCTTGGAACTGTTAAGGAAGTGTTATGAAACGCAGTATTAACGAATACGATCCAAATCGTGGTGGCGGTGGCGGCGGCGGTTCTTCCTCACCGACAAGCGGCGGTGTTGGCGGCGCTAAACCTAAAGAGAAATATACTTTTGATCGGATTACTGGTTCACGTTCTGCAAAAGATTACAAAGAAAGAGAACGAGAGCCGGAAATAACAGGTCAATTAAATTTTGGTTCTCCACGCCAAAGTAGTAGCAATAGAACTCCAAAGATGAGTGATGATTATTCACGCGGAGGAAAGGTGCCTGCTTCTAAACGCGCAGATGGTATAGCCCAGCGCGGCAAAACTAAAGGTCGGATGTGCTAGATCTAAACACCGCTTGGTCTGCCGTCCTGTCCTTAGTGATTGGATTGTTAGGTTATATGATGAATGAAAAGTTCAGGGAGCTGGCTCGTGTCACGATCCTGTTGAACAAAACCCGTGAGGAGGTTGCCCGTGATAACGTTACTCAAGCAGAAATTGACAAAATTACTAACCACATTGACCAACGCTTTAACAAACTTGAAGCAAAAATTGACCAGCTTCTTTCAGCGGGGAAATGATGCCAAGCACAAGTAAAAAGCAGCACAATTTCATGGAAGCGGTGGCTCATAACCCATCGTTCGCCAAGAAAGCAGGAGTCCCACAGTCCGTGGGAAAGGATTTTTCAGAGGCTGATAAAGGCCGTAAATTTTCTAAAGGTGGCGACATGAAAAAGATGAATATGGGTGGATACGCAGACGGTGGTATGACTATGGTCAACAAGGGCGGCAAAATGGTTCCTGACTTTGCTGCTGACGGCAAAGGCAAGATGGCTAAAGGCGGCATGGCTAAAAGCAAAATGCCAGCAGCTTTGGCTAAACATGCAGGGATGCCAGCTTCTAAGGCTCACAAAGGTCTGAAGGCTGGCGGTATGGCCCCATCTAAGATGGGTTCAGTCAAAACTTCCGCTACTCGAGATGGTGTCGCGTCTAAGGGTAAAACCAAAGGCACAATGATTAAGATGACCAAGGGCGGCAGAGCCTGCTAAGGGGAATATTATGAAAGTTAGCTTACCTGATAATAGCAATGTTGGTGAGGCCGTTGGCGATAGCAATGAGGGCATGAAAGAGGCGTATGACGTAGGTCAAGCTGAAATGCGTATCAACAGTGCCAAAGAACGTATGCGGGCTGAAGCTGAAGGCGCAAGAGATGCAGGCAAAATTATTGAGTCTGGGAATAAAGGTTTTGGTGGCCCCGGTTCCAGTAGAACTGTAAAAGCACCTAAGCCAGCAGTTGTTACCAAGGAAGAATTAGCCAAATCAGGCTATGACAACTTGCGTGACTATTTAAATGCCAAACAAGGTTTGACACGCCGTAAAGAAAAAACTCCTACTCCTAAACTTATTGATCCATCTAATATTAGAAGTGGCCCTCGTTTTGACGACGAAGGACTTATTGACCCCAAAAATATTAGAAGTGGTCGTCGTCCTGAAGAAGAAGCACTATTAAAAAATCGTGTTAAAGGCATGAAGAGCGGTGGCTCTGTTAATTCAGCTTCTAGCCGTGCAGATGGTTGTGCCACTAAAGGCAAGACCAAAGGCACAATGGTTAAGATGAATTACGGCGGAAAGTGCTGACATGGCAACCGTAAAACCTGCTGCTAAAGTAGTTAAGTCTTTAAAAAAGGCTGGGTTTTACGGCGCGAGTAAGCCTAAACGGTTGGGTATTATTAACAAGGTTACAACTAAACCTCAGCGGATAGAAATGGTTGATAAATTGTTTCTAGCCAAAAAAACCAAAGGTAATCCAAAATGATGGCAAGCCGTGGAATGGGGGCAATGCTCCCTAGCAAAATGTCCAAAGGCAAGCGTAAAGCTCGCCGTGATGACACTGACTTCACGCAGTACGCTGAAGGCGGTAAAGTCAATGCTGCTGGTAACTACACCAAGCCAGATTTGCGTAAGAGAATTGTGTCTCAGGTAAAAGCTGCGGCAACTCATGGTACAGGCGCTGGTGAATGGTCTGCTCGTAAAGCTCAACTTGTAGCTAAAAAATACAAGGAAGCTGGTGGAGGATATAGAGATTGAAAGCCCCTCAGAAATCGCTTAAAGATTGGGGCGACCAGAAATGGCGCACTAAGTCTGGCAAACCGTCTAGCAAGACGGGGGAGCGGTATTTGCCCGAAGCGGCTATCAAGTCTTTATCATCATCTGAGTACGCAGCTACAACCAAAGCCAAACGCGCAGGCAAGGCGGCGGGCAAACAGTTTGTAGCCCAACCAAAAACGATAGCAAAGAAAACGGCAGGATTTAGATGACCACTACCGGCTCAACGCTCTTCAATATGGACTTCACGGAGATTGCCGAGGAAGCGTGGGAGAGGGCTGGGCGGGAAATGCGTTCAGGTTATGACTTACGTACAGCACGTAGGTCTATGAACCTAATGACCATAGAGTGGCAGAACAAAGGGATTAACATGTGGACTATGGAGCAGGGTGTAATCAACCTTACTCCGGGACTTGCCACGTATGCTTTACCTACAGATACCATTGACTTGCTTGAGCATGTCATCCGCACAGGGCAGAACACCTCTTCTACGCAGGCTGACTTAACCATTACACGTATTAGTGTGTCTACTTATGCGACCATTCCGAACAAACTACAACAAGCAAGACCAATCCAAGTTTGGATTCAGCGTCTTTCTGGACAAACTAATCCAACGACTGCGGTCTTGGACGGAGCCATTACCTCCACGGCAACAACGATCACGCTTAACTCGGTGGTTGGGTTAGCCGGAGCAGGCTTTATACGTTTAAACACAGAAGATATATATTACACATACATATCAGGGAATACCCTCGGTGGTGTGTACCGTGGTCAGAACAACACTACAGCCGCCGCTCAGGCAGATGGCACAGCAGTCTTTGTCCCGCAGCTTCCTGCGGTTACTGTGTGGCCTACACCTGATAACAGCACTCCTTACCAATTCGTGTACTGGCGCTTAAGGCGAGTGCAGGATGCGGGTGCTGGTATGGAGACCTCAGATATGAACTTCCGCTTCCTGCCATGTTTGGTGGCAGGTCTGGCGTATCACATTGCAATTAAGACACCAGACTTAATGCCTCGCATTCAGATGCTCAAACAGATTTACGATGAGACCTTTGAAATTGCAGCCGGTGAAGACCGTGAAAAAGCTGCTGTAAGGTTTGTGCCTCGTCAGATGTTTATTGGTGGTACGTAATGGGGAATAGGTTTGCATCCGGCAAAATAGCGATTGCCATGTGTGATCGCTGTGGGCAGCAGTTTAAACTTAAAAAGCTTAAGACAGAAATTATTAAGCAGCGTAAGTATCAACTGTTGGTCTGTCCGGAG